GTTCGAGGGTGGCGGGTTAAACCATCAGGGCCAGGCGACGCGCGCCCTTGAGCAGATCCACGCCGTTGACGACCACCTTTTGGGTGCGCGTGTCGATGTCGATCACCGGCACGCCCATTTCCAGGCGGGCGTAGGTGCGCAGGGCGATTTCCAGCACGGTGACCGGCTTGTCGCCCATCTTGAGGGTCTTCTCCTCGAGCTTTTTCAGCTTGCCGCCTTGCACGTGGTAGGTGAACCACTCGTTGCCGTCCTGGTCTTCGCCGGCTTCCTGCACAGTCAGCAGGATGTCGTCGCCGCCGCTGACGCCCAGGGCCGCCATGATCGGCAGGCCGACGCCTTGCAGCGTCAGCTTGCCCGACAGCGCTTTCATGCCGGTGGCCATCTCCTCGGGGATGTAACGGCCGCCGCGCATTTCTTCCATGTCGAACTCGATCACCGGCGGATCATAGTCGTCGATGGTCGCGTTAAGCGGCAGGCCCTGCAGGGTGGCAGTGATGATCTGCCGCACTCGGTTAGTCAGCATTAGAGAACGTCCTCAAGAAATTCTTCGATGATCGCGTCAGACGCATTGAGCTGGTAAATCATGTGCTCGTTGGGCGCGTAGCGGCCGTAGTCGATGCACAGGTACCAGGTGCCGTTCTTGTACTTCTCGACGCTGTTCAGCTCGGGGTGCAGGTACACCTTGCCGCCCGGGATGGTCTCGTCGGCCACCAGGGTCTGGATCCAGTCGTCGATCCGCTTGACCTCCTGCTCCATGAAGGTCTTGGTCAGGTTCTTCGCCATGACCTTCTGCGCCGCCTTCACCAGCTTGCGGGTGATGGCGTCCTCGAGGCCTACGTAGCTGATGAACTTGCCGGTGATCGAGCGGTTGCCCAGCAGCGAGAAACCGCCCAGGGTGGTGCGCGCGTAGTAGCTCACGCCGTAGCGGTTGAGCAGGTCGCCCTCGGTCGACTTGTCGAGGATGTTGTACTCGACGGTGCGCGCCACGTCGGCGGCGTAGGTCACCTGGTTGCCCGGGCTTTCCCACTGCTTGACCGCGGCCATGGCCGCAATGGCCAGGCTCGAGGGCGGCAGGAACACGTTGGCCTTGGCCGCCTTGGAGTAGACCGCGGGCATCTGGTGAACCATGTAGCAGCGGTCATAGCCAAGCTCGGCCCCGCCGATTGCCTGGCTGTTGACCACCTGCCCGGCCACGTCGGTGTCCAGGCCGTCGAAGACCACCCGCGCGCGGATCCGCTTACCCAGGCTGGCCAGCTCGCTATGCACCGCCTGGGCGTCAGAGAAGCCCGGCGCGCCGATGATGGTCGGCACCTCGGCGCACAGCGCCAGAGCGCCGAGGCCGGTGACCTGGCCCGAGACTGGGTCGACGCCGCCGATCACGTTGTTAAGCGTGTCGGCCGGGGTCGCGCCCTCCTCGACCACGATCACGTAGATCGGCACCTTGACCACTTTCAGGATCGCGTGGACGGTGTGGAACAGCGAACCAGCCTCCGCCGCGGTCGGATCCAGCTTGCCGGCCAGGGTGAAGCTGTTGATGCGGAACGGCGAGTTGCGCGGCACGCTCATATCGGCGTTCGGCGCGGTGCCGACAATACCGACGACGTTGTCGCCAAGCCCGCCCATCGCCTCGGGGGATTCGGTCGTCTCTACGGAGACGCCGTTGTGCTCGAAATTGGTTACCTCGGCCATGGTCAGTCCTTAGCAGCGGTTTTCTTGGTGGTCACCGGCGCGGCCTGTTCGGCCTCGAGCTCGGCAGTCAGTTTGATGCGGCCAGCCTGGCGCAGAGCCAAGGCCTCGACCTCGAGCAGGTCGACCTTGTCGCCCTTGCGCGTCCAGTGGCCGCCCCCTTTCGGGTACGGCACGATCACGGTGTAGTTTTTGCGGTCTGCCATGGTGGCGGTCTCCCTAGATGGCTTTCGCCGGGTTGATCTTGAAGGTCATGCCCTTGCCGGGCTCGTCGGTGCCCTGGTGCGCGGGCTTGATCTTGTAACCAAGGCGCACCACAAAGGCCCTGGCAGGCCCATAGGGCAGCGCCAGATAAAAGCCATACCAACGGGAGGCACCGCCCCGGCGGCGGGCGCTGACGAACTGCCAGCCGCCTTGCCCGGGCTTATCCTCGACGGCGTAGTCGCCGAGGTAGCGGATCTCGCACTCGCTCACCGGGCAGTTGAAGCCAGGCACCAGGCGCAGGTTGTTGACAGGGTTGCGCACCGCGGCCCACCACCAGCGGGCGATCCATGAATCGGCGTCGAGCCAGTCGACCGTAAAGCCCAGGCGGCGCAGCAAAGGCAGCAGGCCGAACAGCACCAGGTCGTCGCAGTTGTCAGCCCACCAGCGGCGCTTGTCGCCGTCGAGGCCGTCGTAGTCATTGCCGAACAGCCAGGCCCAGGCCGGCACGTTCCAGATCGGGCGGCCATCGCTCAGCGACAGCCCCGGTACCGCGAACAGAATCGCCACCGCGTCAACCAGCAGGCCGACGACGATCAGCGCCACACGCACCACCAGGAGCACCGCCCATTGCACCAGGGCGAGCAGGATCTCGAGGCACCAGGCGGTGCCCCGTTTGAGTTTTTCGAGCATTACGTATCCTCAGAAACGCGAAAGCCCCCAGGGCGGGGGCTTTCTGCAGGGTTGGGTTGGTTATTCAGCGGGCCACGGATACTCGGCTTGGATCTCTGCGAAGCGGGCCATGCCGAGCGCCTTCGCCGCATCGGAGGCCTCGGTATTGCCGAGCAGGCTTTCGCGCTGCGCCTCGGCGAAATAGCGGTCGGAGCCGGTCAGCGGATCGGCGTAGGCGCGCAGGCGCGCAGCTTCGATCTGTTCGCGGGTGGGCGGGGCGGGCGGCGGCGCGGGGCGCAGGAAAGGCCGGCCATCTTCACCCCAATCAATAACCTGGCCTTGATCCTCTCCAGCCCTTAACGCGGCTATTTCTTCGGGGGTAATTTCAACCATACCACTATGAATAGGGGATTCATAAAAGCCCCGCGACGCTTTAGATGTGTACATAAAACCCCTCAATAACCGATAGAAATTGCAAAGACCGACGTGGGCACCGTTGATTCGAGCCGTATAGCAACCTGCGTGGCATTTGAGCCATTTGCACCTAATGAGACGGCGCTGCCGCCCACGCATGTCAGGGCTTCGCAAAGCAGCGCGTTAGGGAACGCGGAGGGTCGCGTTTTCACAGTTGTATTGTTTGCCGTGAAGCCGGTGTAGGTTGCCCACTTCAACAAAAAACCACCTGGCAGCTTCTGTGAGCCGCTGGAGGCCATCGTAGACGCAAAGGACGCATCGAAACCGGAGTGCCCCAGCACCGCCCACTCTGTTCCTGTCGAGGCGGTTACTGTAACCACCTGACCGCGAACCAGCGCGACGCTAGTAGCACCATTCACATCCGTCGCGAAAGTCGCACCGCCAGTAACTTGAAGCGACGCAGCTATGCGACCCATCATAATTATCGTGACAGTGGCGCCCATCGGAAGGCCGAGACTAGCCGGCGTCGGAAACACGACAGCGCCACCTTCGGCGGGCTGGTAAGCGCCGCCAATGTTCGCCGCCGCGATCACGGCCCCCGCTGCCAGGCCACCGACAGTGCGGTAATTCCCGCGGACTCGCTGTACGGCCTCCATCGTCGCCAGCAGCGTACTGGCGTCGAACTGCGCCGGGGTCGGCGCGGTTGGATTGCCGGTAAAGGCGGGGCTGGCCAGCGGGGCGAAGCCCTGCGTCACGTTCTGGAATGTCAGGGCGGTTGTGCCCAAGTTAATCAGGCCATCAGTCACCAGCTGCCAGCGCGTGTCGGCCAGGGTCGCGCCCTGCTCGACCGCTACAACCAGGGCAGAAGTCACCTCGGCACTAATGTCGGCGTCAGTCGAGCGCACCCACGCGCCACCGGCGACGACATAGATCCCGTTATCCTTAGCCGCGGCTTGGTTCTTCACCAGCACGCGATCACCAGCAGTCAAAGCAGCGGCCCAGTCGCCGCCAGCCTGTACGCCAAGACCAGAAAGCACGACATCGGCGGTCGTGGCGTAGCGCACCGACTGCTTGTGATCGAGCTTGGCGAGCTCGCGCTGCACATAATCGACCGTCGCCATGACCGTAGTCGGGTCAGTTTTCAGCGTGACCGCCGAGGTACTCGAGACCAGAATCACCATGCGAATGGTCTTGGTCTCGTCGCTGCCCTGGCTCTGCACCGGCTTGTACTGCTCGGCATGGTTACCGATGAAGATCAGATCGCCCGCGACGTCATACAGGGCGATCTCGCGGATCGTCCAGCCGCCCACCTCGGCGGGGATCACCAGCTCGGCCACCAGCCAGTTCGGGTTGTCGGGGTGCTGGTACAGCTGGTTAAGCTGCGCGCGATGCACCTCGCGGGCCAGGGCTGGCCAGGCGGCGGTCGGGCTGACCGCCACACCGTTGCCGTCACCGATGGCCATGTGCGAGATCTGCACCGTCAAGTTGTTGGCCAGGGCATAGGCCAGCTTGGCCGTGCCGACGTTGGTCGGCAGCGAATAAATCGGATCTGCTGGGGTCATTGCGGATATACCGTAGTGGTCGAAGTTTCAACGACGCCGACGCCGTAATACAGCGCGCCGATCACTTCGCTGTCAGGCTCGGAATAGGGGTAAACGGTGGTGATGCCGCCGGTGCTCACGGCGGCCGCGTAATACAGCCGGCCCTGCACTTCGCTGATGATGTTCAGCGACAGCTCGTCGCGCTCGGCCTTGGCGTCGGCCAGGCGAATGCCCAAGCGGCGGTTCGACTCCTCGTCGAAGGCACCCAGCGCCCGGGCCACCACGCGGATGCCGTAGGGGTTACCGGCGGGGCTTTCCTTGTGCCAGGCAACCACCTCGGGCAGCAGGCCCATGGATTCGACAGCCAGGGCCAGGGCCTTGCGTGTGCCGGCGAGGCGCTTGATCGCCCAGGCATTGGCCGCGGTGGCGCGTTTTTCGCTCTCGAGCGCCGCAGGATCCCACTCGCTGACGCCGCGATCAGCCGCCAGGTATGGCAGGAAAGCGGCAGGCGTGCGCTGGGCGTCCATCAGCTCGGGGAATGGCGGGTCGATACGCTCGAGCAGCCGAGCGAAGGCGAGATCGAGACCCGCCTCGAGCAGCGAGCGGTTAGGCG